AGCCATGAGGGTTGTAAAACTGTCGGCCTCGGTTGAGTCACCACAGAGCAGTCGGTGATTACCCATAATCCACACATCGCCAGAGCGAGAGATAAGCCCATCACCCAGGTCCGGTGTTTCATCTTCATCAGTGATTCCCTCAACAGTGGACTCTTCAGCGACAAAGATTTCGTCCAGTTCATCCGGATCAAAACCGGTTAGATCAAGGTTAAAGCCCTCATCGATGAGTGCCTGAAGTTCGGTGCGCAGTAGCTCCTCATCCCATCCTGCATTCTCAGCAATTTTGTTGTCAGCGATGATGAGCGCTTTGCGTTGAGCGGGTGTGAGGTGATCAAGCACGACGACGGGAACTTCTGTGAGTCCCAGTTTCTGTGCAGCGAGTAATCGACCATGTCCTGCTGCAATTATTTTGTCAGAGCCTGCTAGGATTGGATTGGTAAAACCAAACTCAACAATCGAAGCGGCGATTTGACTGATCTGCTCGGGTGAGTGGGTGCGAGCGTTACGCACGTAGGGCAGTAATGACTCTGTCGACCAAGACTCGATCTGTGTGGAGATCCAAGGTTCAGACATTGATCAATCCTGCCTCATAAACCGTTTGGTTGTTGTCTCGATAAGCCGTGAGGATTTGCTGTGGCTTGCCGTTCGTTTCGAGGCTGATGTGTGTCCAGCGCCCGAACTCATTGATCAACTGGCCGTAGGGTAAATCCATCGATTCGATCAGTGTGCAAAGATCAAAGGGAGTAATTCCTGGAACGATGATGTCGGCTGCCTTGCCCGTCATATGCTGGCTGGTGTTACTGCCGCCGATTGCCTGATTAAGCTCAACGGAGCGATAGCCAGAGGTGACAATCACAGGGCGAGCCAGATGAACACGTAGCGGCTCAAGGATCTTTTCGCAAAGACCACTCAGATTCGCAATGACCTGATCACTCGGTTGATTATCAATTCCCTGACGAGCCGCCGTTTCAGACACGACAAACTCTGCCAGCTCAAAATGTTTGGAAAGCAGCATGAATAATCTCAGTAGGTTGAAGTGGTAACCACCGCTGGTAACTTGCTGGGGTGGTAACCTAATTTTTTGGGCTGTCGCTAGCGAAATGCCGGGGTCTTGCCCCCCGCATAGCACACAGGCCCAGGAAGGACCCATTACGTTTTCGCATTAACCCGCAGGCGCTTTTGGCAAGAACCCGCAGGAGCCCTCAATAGCAAAGACCGCGGTGTTAGCGCAGCCTTCAAATAGATTTATCTCGAGGTTAGAACAGATCATACACCAGATTGGCTAAAGTGTTGCAGGGTGAGAGGAGTGGTGGTTTTGGCATTAGCTCGCAGTCATCTGCACCCCAAACCACTTACCTGCAAATACCCCAAACTTCCTCATGTGATCAGTTGAGAAAGTTCAGGGAGCGCGTGGTCAGGCTGCAATGATTTTGAATTCAGTTGCCTTGGCTATTGGACGAACTTGGTTTTTTTCTCGTTTAAGATCGACGATGCCATAGTGAGACATAGTCTTCAGTGTGCGAGAGAGGTTGCCTGTTTTTCTACCGGTGGTTTCTGCTAAAGCTGAAATCGATGCCGGTTTGGTTTCCATAATCGTTTTTAGGAGAGCTCTGTTATCATCGCTCAATACTTCAGCGAGAGACTTCATAGAAGTAAACCAAACTTTAGGATCGCTTGGTTTAGGTTTGAACTCTCCGCGCGCGATCGCAAGAACGCGTTCGCGAATCTTCTCTTGCGGCATGATGCCTATAACAATTGCTTTCATTTCTTTCGTACCTCCAGAAGGATGCAGTCGACGTCTGCAAAAAAGTCATTTAGCAGCTGCTGAGCATCCACAAACTCGTAGGGCACACCCTTATCTGATACATGCCTGTGCTTGTGATCGAAAGGGATAATTCGTCCGGCATACTTAAATTTTTTTGGTGGTTTGACAGCATGCGCGTTGTCATAACCAAGTATTCGGTTTCCATATGGCTCGTGAAGTGTCAGCGAATACCTGATTCCATGAGGAATTTGTGCTGACTCCTCCACTCGCCATGCTTCGATCTTGATCCAGTAGCCATACTCTTGATCTAAGACATAGCCATGAAGATCAAGCAAAGTATCAATGCCCGTATCTCTTTTCATGCTTAACTCTATCATCTGGTGATAAAGTGTGCCACTAGGATTCTAGTTTTTCTCCTAAAAAAATCAGTAGATATTTCCACTTACGCCAAGCCGTTGTCCGATCACACCCCATTCGCGCGCAGATATCCCGCCAAGGGTAGCGCTCGGCTCTCATCCACAAGAGATGGCGTTGCTCTTCCTCCAGACAGACCATCCACTGCATCACCTCCAGCATACGTTCAACCGCCTCAGGTGAGGGTGGGATGCGAATAGGCTCAGGCTCTGCTCCCAGGTTCTCCCAGGGCATGCGTTTGATGGCAGGCCAGGCGTTGAAGTATCCCTGGACTTTCACCGGTGGAAGTCGGTGTGCGGTGCGTGCGGCCTCAATCAGACGCTCAGTAATTTGCTCTTCAGTGAGTCTAGCCACGCTGACCTCCTTCCTCGCCGTAGAGGCGATCACCGATGTTTCGAAGCAGTTGCTGCTCATACCAATCAAGCCGTTCATCCTCGGGTGATATCACCAAGATGTGCTGCTCCTTCCAGCCCTGTTTTTTGACTTCCTCAGGATCAGGCTTCTGGTTGGCTTGTAACCTTCCCAAAGGGCAGCGGTAGCGAGGTTGTGGTGTTTTCATGCTGATACCTCCTGTGTATCCAGCGCCCAGTAGAGCAGGGCGATTGCATCCGCTTCGTTGTCGTCAACAGGCTGATGGCCGCGGCTTTGTACAGCCTGGATCATGAGCTCCTTGCTGGCGTTGCCCTTGCCGGTGGCGTGTTTTTTGATGGTGCCAACGGGGACACCTTGGTACGGGATGTTGTGATGCTCACACCAAGCGGTGAGGTGAGCCATGAAGCCACCGTAGGCATGTGCGGCATCCACACCGGCGTGCCGGCGGACCTCTTCGAAGTAGACGGCATCAATGCCATCGGTATGACTCTTCAGTTCTGTAAGCCAACGTTTGAATCGTAGGTAGCGCATACCACCGCCCTCAAAACGCGAGGGCTTGAACGATTCACTGCCGCTGATGATGTCCCTGTCACTTGAGAGTGCCCAACCGGTTTGAGTGCCAAGGTCGAGTGCTAAGATGGTTGTGTTATTCATGATGTCCATCCTTGAGTGACTGGGTTCGTTGACTTGATGACTTTGTCAGAATGCAGAATGCAGGTAGTGACCCCCCGGCGTAAGCGTGGGGTTCACTACTACCCCCATAGGGGGTAGGGGTCTGCAGAACATTCTGGAATTTATTTAACTTGTTGTTTTTAAATGAATAAATCCAGAATGCAGAGAATTCTGCAGTCTGAGCGTTGCATTCTGCATTCTGGCCTAAGTGGTTGATTTTTATGGATTCCAGAATGCAAGCCGATTTCAGAATGCAGCATTCTGGTTCAGACTGCAGAACTGATCGATTAGTTTTTTCAGGTAAATTGCTAGGCAATATCATCATCAAACTCCTGTTGATAGACCCACACATAGGGATTTTCGACGGGCAAAAGTGCCCCCGTGCAGGGGCATTTATAGTGGGTGGGTAGAACGGTTTTTTCGGTCACCATGACTTCACCGGTCTCGTCACAGATTCCGGTTTCAATGGGCAATAGCATCCCTTCGACACACAGGTGCCCAAACTTGCTTCGTGGCGGGTGAGGGAGGTTGTACTCATCAGGGTTTTTGAAAAACTTGATGAATCCCTTGGTCGTCAGAACGTTTAGCCGATCGACGATAGTTCGGTGAGCCCCCAGTCCAGCGGTACTTTCAAATTTCTCTGCAAACTGAGCGATGGTGTAGACGTTGCCTTTACGAGCCTCTTCAAAGAGTGTTTGGACGATGACATTGCCTCGACGGCGACGCTCGGCATCGTGTTTTGCCCCCATGCTCTGATTGGTTAATCGTTCATTGCTGGTGTTGACGATCCGCCACTCACTGTTCTCCTTATCAACAAGGAGTGGGCTAGGGCTTGGACCGTTTCGTAGCTCGTAAATGAGCTGTCGCATGGTTTCAGTTTCGTCAGGCCGGTAAAGCAACATGCCGGTGGTGTAGTAACCGCGCAGACTGCCTGCACCGGCGAGTGCTTGAAACGGATCCTCCTCAAACTGCTTTTTACCAAGCTTGCGGGTGTGGTGGGCGAGTATGATGCCGGCCTCTGGATTGATCGCATGACGCAGTCGTTCGACCCGTTGCGACAGGAAGAACAGCATGGCGCCGTTATCGTTCTCACCGCCACCGTCTCCGCCATCAAAGACGTTACGAATCGGATCGATCGCAATGATGTCCGGCAGGCCATCGCTAAATGCTCGGTTGATCGCTGGAATCACTTGGTTGATTCCGTCCTCATCCAGAATCAGACGAAGCTGCGGTGTAGCCACGAAGTTTTCGCGGGCCACCAAGAGTCGAGAGGCGGGGAGCTGGATCTCCTTCACTCGCTCTCTCAGGTAGTGGTATTGCACCTCGGCCTGAAGATAAAAGACTCGCAAAGGACGTGGCGGTGCCATGCCCAGGAACTCAGCGCCAGCGGCCATATGCGTGAGCCACGAGAGCAAAAAATCACTCTTACCAACCTTGGGCGCGCCACCAAACACCAACATGCCAGAGGGTGTTAGGACGCGCGGAGCGATCAAGTCCGCAGGAATCGGTGAGTCATCATCCAACAGCTCACCCAGCTTGAAGGTGGGGATGGTGCCTGCGACAGCTTTGATGATTTGTGTATCGGCTTGGGCTATAAACGCGGCGCAATCCACTCCTTGGGCCACAGCATCTGCGGCATCCCATTTAGCCGGATGTTCCTCAGGGAGGTTCAGGATGGCCACGCTACTCGCTTTCGCTGCGACACAGGCTTGGGCTGCGGCCTGAGCATACTCGATGCCAGAGGCGTCGTTGTCAGGCCAGATCAGCACATCTTTTCCAGTCAGCGGTGACCAGTCGGTTTTGTCGGTGGGTGCACTGGCGCCATTCATCGCTGTGGTGGCTGTAAGTCCGACGGAGTTCAGCGCATCCGCTGCTTTCTCTCCCTCTACCAATACAACTGAGTGTGCAGTTGCCAGTCCTCGCTGGTTATAGAGCGGCCTCGGATTCGGTGCTGCCATCTTTCGAGCCTGGACATCCCACGGTCGAAACTCCTTGCCCTCCGGCGTGTCGTAGCGGTATACGCAGGCGATCAGTTTGCCGTTGGCATCGGTGTAGTCCCACTTATGGCTGTACTGACCCAACTCGTCGGTCGGCACTCTGGGCTGTGTGGGTGTTTTATATGAAGTAATTGCAGGGTCGCCTAACCACTGAGTGATATCAGCGATCAACTCTGGAAACTGGTTATGGCGATTGAAGCCCCGCACCTGTCCCCAGAGATCCAAGATGTCTCCGCGATCGTTGGTCGCAAAGTCGATCCACATGCCTGCCTTTGTGCCAGCTAGCTCTATGACTAGACTCTTGCCACGATGACCGTCCAGATCCCCCACGAGAAACTGATTACCGCGCGTGACGCCTTGCGGGAGCAGAGAAGTGAGCACGGCAGGTAATCGCTCAAGCAAACGCTGTTTGATCTCCGGTGTGGTTGGCTTTGATGGTTGCTCGTCAGATGGCTGGTCGGCCGCATCGTTGAAATCGAGCCAAACGATATTGCTCATGCTTGGCCTCCCCAACAGCGCTCCTTCCATGCACAGAATTTGCAAGTGAAGTGACAGGGATCGGCAGCGGCTCGAGGTAACAGTTCATGTACCTCGCAGGCATTCAAGATGTGCACCGCGCGATCTGATGCTTGTTGCGCCAGCTCCGCGTTGAACGGTACTAGCTCAAAGTAGAGCTCAGCGGTGTCTTTGTTGATGGCGGTGAATAGTGCAGGGTGCTCGGAGATGCCCGGGATATCGGTCTCCATATACGCCTGATAGATCGCCATTTGGGTGGCGTAAACCGGTTTTGAAACCGTGACGCCTTTCTTGACGGTATCGTTCCAGGATTTGTTGTTGAGGCTTTTGCACTCCCATAGCATGGGAAAACTGAGCCCCAGCTCCGCAGGCGCGTCGGTGATAACCCCGTCGATATGGCCTTTCAGCCGACTCCCGGCTGCCGTGAAGCCAAATTGGCCTCCCGTCGTGGATTCGGTGTGAAGCGTGAAGCCCGCATCCCGCAGCCATTTAATCGCTAGATCCTCAAAGACGTGTCCGGCCTCGAAAATGCGCAGGGTTTTACCTGAGAACTCGCGTCCGGTATCGACGGGTGCATTCAGGTACTCGTACTGCAGCGCTCGATCGCACGCGACACCCAAGCGCGAAGCACCCAGGTAGTCTCGCGGGGTTTGAGCATTGCGATCCTTTGCCAATACTTCATCGATGAAGCCAGTAATGCGGTCGCTCAGGTTGTTTGAAGAATTAAAGTCCAACATCACACCCCCTAAAACGGCACATCGTCTGGCGTGTTGGCACGCAGATGAGCAAAGTAGCCATCGAGGATGGTTTCAATCAGTTGAAGTATCTGTTCGCGACTGTAGTCAGCGAGCGGTTTGTCCAAACCAATCTTGGCGACGTAGTCACCCAGTGCCGGCAGCACTGCGACTACGGCCGAGTTTTCGTTATGTGTAGGGTCAATCACGTGACCTCCTTTAAATCGTTGTTGATGAATCTCTTGGCAGTCCATTGAGCAGAAGCGTTTGAAAGCTCGTTGACTGTCCGAGAGTCTGGGTGAAACCCAACAGAACCCGCGTCCCTCACGCCCGCAAATGGCACACAACATCAGGCGGCCTCCTGGGCTCTGGCGGATTCGAAGATGCGTGTTTGAATGGCGCGTTTGTTAAAGCGGAACGTAATCAGACACGAGGCTTGATACCGCGTGAGACCGAAGTCCCTCTGGTATTCCGTGGGTAGGTATTTGAGCTGTTGTTGTGTGACACTTTGGCTCAGCCAGTTTCGAGACTTCCGAGCAGCCTCTTCACTTTCATACTCATTGAGCCAGTCATCGGCTGCTGCGATCCCGAGTGTGCGTGCACCAATCGAGAGCAGGTGTGTGCCCAGCCCTTTTCCACCCCCAACAGCGAACCATTGGCCATTGAGATAGAACACCCCCGCCCATGCCGAGAAGCCTGTCGCCATGAGTGCGGTGTCATCGCCAAAGAGATCACTCCAGCGGAACGAAGAGCGCTTGAGTAGATCAACTTCGGACATGACAAACTCAGTGAGTTCGGTTTTCTCACCATCGGTTGTGCGCTCCCAAACATGGCCGCACAGCGCACACTCCATGGAAGAGAGTGGAACCTCTGCATCGCAGTCAGGACAGGTTTTGGTGGGGGCTTGGCCAGAGCCTTGATGACCGTCGAGCTTGGCCTCTTGCTCGAGCGAACCGTGCATGAGGGTACTGGTGCCGAAGTCCAACACAATGCAATCGGTCTTAGTGACGCCGGGATATTCCTCAGGATCCACGGTGCGAAGCCCTCTGCCGATCATCTGAATGTAAGTTGATTTGTGTGAGCTTGGTCGTAAAAGCACGACGCAGCTGACAGGCTGACTATCAAAGCCTTCAGTGAGCACAAAGCAATTCACCAGAACTTGCAGATCACCACGATCAAACTCGTTGATGTACTCTCGGCGCTCTGAGCGCGAGAGTTCACCGTGAATGACTGCTGATTTGACGCCGTTCTCAGTGAAACATTGACTCACATGCGCTGCATGTTGAACCGTAGAGCAGAACACCACGGTCTTGCGATTACCTGCTTGCTCTTTCCAGTGTTTAACAACCTCTTCATTAATGACTTGCTTATCCATGATGTTCGCTACCGCGACCATGTCGAAGTCATCTACCGTTCGATTTACTTTCAACAAGGCATCACGAGTACCAACATCAACCACGAAGGTTCTTGGTGGCACTAAGTGTCCATCGCGGATGATTTCACTCATCTGGACCTGATCCGCTATGTTGGAAAAGACAGGTCTTAACCCGCGTCCATCACCCCGCCCAGGTGTCGCTGTGACGCCATAAATGGCCGCTTGTGGATTTCGCTGTTTAATATGATCAATGAGCTGTCGATAGGAGGCAGCTACCGCGTGATGGGCTTCGTCGATGACGAGCAGATCAATAGCTGGCATATTCACCAAATGGGCAGTGCGTGAAAGCGTTTGCACCATCGCGAAGGTAACTTGTCCCTCCCAGGATTTTTCACGTGCGTCGAATACCGACGTGGAAATATCTGGGATCACTCGCTTAAACTTACGCTGGTTCTGTGACGTCAATTCATCTCTATGAGCAATAACGCAGGCACGGAGTTGCTTAGTCTTGCAATATCCACCGACGACAGCCGACAGCGCGATCGTTTTGCCAAATCCGACACTGGCAACACCTAAGGTGTTGCCGTGCTCGTCCAGAGCCGATAAGGATCGTTCAACAAAGACCTTTTGACGGGGACGAAGAATCATCAGTACATCCTCCTTGAACGATTTGCCCTAGAAACGTTTTCTGCTAACGGAATCCATCGGCAATTACTCGGACAATACCCTCCGTTGTGGTCGATGCGATCAATCGATAATGAATCCTGATATCCATTTTCAGCGGCCCATACATAAAATGCTTTCGGGCTATTAAGCCACTCAGCACAGACGTAGATGCCTCTTCCACCATAGCAGGGAAAGTCTTTTCGATTGGGGTTGTGGCAACGAGCTATCATGCCTCGTCTGATATATTCAAGGCGGCTACCTGTCATACCGTGCGACCGTCTTGAATTTGCAATCATGGCGCTCGTAGCACAGCCACAACTTTTCACTACTCCGCGCCTGAGTCTAAATCCGTCTTTAACGGTTGTTTGGCCACAGTCACACTGGCATAACCATTTTGCTGGTGTGACTGAACCAGCACGCTCAAGAACGGTCAGAAAGCCAAAGCGTTTACCAGACATTTCAATTAAGTGTGCGGGCATATTTGTTCCCCTTACTGAGCCCAAGCAGGACGGCCGCTCGGAACCGCGGGCGGCTCTTGAGCAGGCGTTGTTTGTGATGCTGGTACTGAGTAAGCAGCCTGTGCAGGGGTCGCAGGTGTAGAGCCCATCGCTTCGGCGTACCCTTTTTGATCAGGGGTGACGGCTGACTTGATGATGTTTTTCAGCTCACCATTCTGGTCCTTGTCGACATCGATCTTTGCCACAAACTCGATGCCCTCAAGATCAGCAAAGCCTGAGATGCGACGTAGTTGTTGTGCCTTGGGGGATTGATCGCCAGGGTGAAGCCCTCTCGATGAGTTCAGAATGCCTTTGATAAAGCTGCGGCCCATGTTGGCCCACTCGGGCCCCTTCGGACTCTCTAATCCGATAAGGCTCCAGATTTTTCGCTTAGCAAAAGGACCTTCAGTGACCACAAACTCACAGTTGAGGTAGACCGAGCCAGTCATCGTGCTTTGCGTGGCGAAGCCTCCCGTCCAGCCTTGGCTTGGGTCATCAAGCCCGCCGGGCTTAATGGTCATGCGAACGCGTGCGACAGTTCCTTTTGGGATGACGTCATAGGATTGCTGATCATCAGCGTTGTTAAAGTCGTTCCAGAGGCTCATTGGGCATCTCCTGTTTCTGCGTTAAGGGGTTCTTGAAGTGGTTTGGGGCTGTTAAAACGAAGTCGCTCTGTCGCTGGCGCAGCCGGGCTTTTGATCTTGGCCATCAGTCGGCCCAGGTGTGGCTCCTCAATGGCGTCCAGGCGGCCGCTACGATCCTTGGCGGGATAGCCCCACTGGTTCAGCGTGTGGTTGATGAAGGCTCGGAATGGATTGCCGTCTTCGTCTTTGAGTTCAGCCATAGCGATGACTTGATCGACGATGCCCGGCAGTTCAAGACCCGTTTTGGAACCGTCGATCTGCGGGGTGAACAGCTTGCGGTTGTAGTCGTCGATACGCTCATCGAGGATGCCAACGAACCAGATGTTCTTATTTCGGGTATGTTGAAGGTGCGTCAGCCAAGCAATCATCTCCTGACCGTGCAGACCATAGGCGCCGCGCATATCCGGTTTTCCGCTGCGCTCGCTAAACGCTTGCGGCTGACCTTTACACCACTGAAAACAGAGACGGCCGGCAACGGTGATTGAATCGATGAAGATGGTCTCGTAGCGCTCGAGCTCTGCTGGATCACCGAAGCGCTCACAGACAGCGTCATAGTGACTCTGGCTGTAGACCTGATCATCTCGAAGGGCAGGGTTGGGACCGCCAATAAAGACGGCAAAGTCGCGACACTCAGGCCAGGTTTTGGGGCGAATGCTGTCACCGCTCCAGCCCTCGATAGCTAGATCGCCTGCCTCTAGATCGAAGAAGAGAGTACTTGGTGCATCCAGCGTCCAGAGCAGTGAGGTTTTACCTATGCCGCTTTTGCCGAAGATACAGCCTTTGATGCCGCGCTTTTCTGCAAGGCGTTGATCTGCTGAGATGATTGGGAGGCTCATGACTGGGCCTCCTCGAGTAGAGACAGGCGGAAGCTTGGTTTACCAGTCTTAAGCGTGCGAGCGCCAGCAAATGAGGACTTGAGATTGTCTGGCCAAGCCTCGTACTTACGCTCAGAAACTTTGTAGCTGATGTCGATGTACTGACCCGGATCTTCACCGCTGGCAGCGATGCGCTTGGCGATCTCATCAAGCTTCTTCTGATCCCAGGTTACACGCTTGGGAAGGTCTGCCGAAATACGGACTTCGCCATCATCAAAGTGCACGATGCCCGTGTCTTTGCCCGCTGAAAGACGTTGCTGATGAGCCTGGGTGTTGTAGCGCTGCTCTAGCACACGATCCACTTGTTCGCACAGCGCTTTAGCCATAGCCAGTTGATCGGCTGCATCATTTTTAAGACGGAACAGAGAGTCACTGGATAGCTCGGCAAGTGTGCTAATGGGGGTACAGATAATCTCGTTGATCTGTTGAAGGTTCATACCACACCTCCTGCATGAACGCTTTGCGAGGTGCTTTTGCGAAGACACTCCTCCTCATAAGCCTGGATATCCTCTTCGCGATAAACGATGCGGCCATGTAGTTTGAGAAAGACTGGGCCAATGCCCTGCGAGCGCCACCGTTCGAGGGTGGTTTCGCTGACACACCAGCGCTCGGCTAGTAGTGTCTGGTTGATGTGTTTGATACTCACGTTGCACTCCTGTTGGTTATTGCGAAAACGTGAGGTCAGTTTGGTGGGGAGGATGTACGGGGGTCACCCGACGTTATGTACGGGCTGATGTACGGGCAAGCCGATGTGGTGTTGTTTAGAGAACAGTCAAATCGTTGCTTTAGTATTGAAGTCGTTTATAGTCGTGATTGGTGCACCAGACATGCTGGTCAAAGCATGACACCACGTAACCCTCTGAGGTCGAGGCTAAGTCCGGTAATGATGTTCTGAATCCAAGATTTTATCTTGGCGAAGGCTCCCAAGTTGGGGCTTTTGTTATTTTTGGAGGATGATTGAAGCGCCATGATGAAGGCAAAAGTAGTTGATACTGACGAGGGTCAGATAGTTGTATTCCCCAATGAATTCCGGTTTCAAGTTGATGAGCTTATCGTCTTGAAGCACGGGGGTGACATCATTTTGAGGCCTAAGGCTGAAAATCTATCAGACGCGTTTGAGTTACTCGCAGAGATGCCAAATGACTTTCCAGACTATCGAGAGCAGGATTAATTCATTTCCGAACGCGGGGCATTAGGCATCACTGCTAATTCTCATTACGTGATAAACCCCCACACCCCTCTTCTTTTGTTCGTTATGTAACCATGCCAATCATCATTGCCATTGAAAAGACTCGGTATTCGTCGGCATATTCCATGGGTTTTATTGCCGTTTACCGCTTTTAGAATTTCAGCAGCAGATAGCTCCCATCGTCCTTTATAAGCTTGCTCGGCCATATATTTGATGGCGGTCGCTTGTTTAGGGCCTCTGATCACCCAGGGAGTTGGATTCGTGCGAATGGTCAGCGTGTTGGTGTACTCATCAAAATGGACCGGAGACATTGAGCTTTCGTCTGCGAAGTTCGCTCCAGTCACCAATCGGTTGAGCTTCTCCATATCAGGTCTCGCGACGCTCTGCGTTGCATCGATTACCTCTCTAATTGGTATGACTCGATAATGACGTGGCACTGTAATGATTGCGGGTAGAGAATTACCCGCCGTGAGAATTATCCCGAGATCGGACAAGTCGGTTTGCTGTAGACGTTGAAAAACGGCATCAACAGACAATGCCAAGCCTCGTGCTACCCAGACATCAGTGAGTGTATGCCCCACCCGAACTTTACCGATTCGCCAGAGTGTTCCCTGAATGTCTGCTTGCGATGTTCCGCTACGAAGCGCCAGTGGGATATCTAAGAGGTCAGCCACAGCGTTTAAAAACTGCTCTTCCCGAGGGAGGTAAATGGCAATCTCTGCCGGCTCTATCGATCGGAGTTGAAATGATTCTGGGCACCGGTATAGATAGCGGTCTGATTCATCATCCGGAAAAACATCAACATCACAGTGATCATTACCATAGGACGCGGGGTAGTATCCGGCATAGCCGATACAATCACACCACTTAGAGATGCGCTTTGAACCCAGTACTTCGTATTGGCGAAGCTTCCATCCAGGAATGCCGGTCAGTATTTGCCCGTCCTCACCAACCACCCTTTGAACGGACTGTTCGAAGAGTTGAATTAGATCAAGCAGCGATTGGGTCGATAGGGCGCGCATCCTTCGAGACCTCCTTGACCAGATTCCATTTGTGAAGCAGGTCATCACATAAGGCGCGATCCTTCTCACGTTTGGTTTTAATATTGCAGCGGTTATTGCCGCGCAGTTCAATGGTGATCGTTCTGGCGCGACCGCGTCCCTCATTGCGAAGTTTGATGGAGATCTTGGCGTAGTTCAGTGTGTATTCACGGAATTCAAACGCGGGATTGTTGTACAGGCTCTTTGCAGCGCTGTAGATATCTTGAGGGTCTCGGATGGATACCTTGGCAATCGAGGACCCGCAAACCGGTCCAGCATATCCAAGCTCAAGGACCTTAACGCTGGTGACCGGTTCGTTCGAAATATCAAAGTTCCTTGGTGCGGCCAGACTTTGGTATTCGTATTGCTTGATAGGAACTGACTCGCCTGTGATGGGTGAGGCAAGCAGTGTTTCGGCAACGATGGCTGCCAGAGTGTCACGCCCCTGCGTATCCTTCGATAGTACTTCAACGTAACCTTTATCGGGTTCGTAGGTGATATGGGATGAAATAGCCCGAACCACTTCGTTGGCCAAAAGTTCGCTATGCTGAACGTATTCTACGATTTCGGGTGGGCGATTGTAGTGGATGCTGACCTGATACAAAGCAATAGTTGGCTCAGCTGATGTGTCAGTTCGTAAACGACGAAACACCTGAATTGCGATCTCATCCTTCGGACAACCGAAATGTGCCGCTGCCGCTTCATGAAACCGTTCCTTTGATTGTTCATCTTCATGGAGGATCAGGTCTATGTCAGCTAAGAAACCTGAGTAGCAAGATTGGCTCTGACGAAAGAGATCGGCCTGACGTGAGTTGAGAGCCTCATCAAATAAACGGGGCTCATGCTCGAAGAACCAAAGTGATTTCTCATAAGGGTTTCGTAGAGCAGAAAAAGCCTCTAACCACTTATCTGTATTGATCTCATGCTTGATTCCTTCAATTACATCTTGCTCTGGTCCATCGGAAAGTAGCGCGATGCTCTCGCAGATCTCCTCCAACTTTTGAAGTGTGTGAAAACTCAGCTTTGCCATGTGGGTGGTGAGTAAAGCACGTTGGGCGGTTAGCTTTTCTTTGGTATTGAGATCAGGGATTTCTGCAGCTGTTTGTTCTGCAAGAAAAGTGCGGCAAACAACCGGTGGTAGGTGTCTAATTAACTTCGAAATGTATTCATAATCGGTCATGTATTGCTCCTTCATCGGGCGGTGAGTTGTTATCAGCTACCACCCGAGTAAGGAGCGACGCTGTTTTTAAAAAGTTCGTTATACCGAACAAAGCTGATTCTGATAATCGTTGATAAGTTTGTCAAGCCAATACAAAAGTGTTCTTTCTGGTGGTATCCTGTGAGTAAGTCTACAAGTCATTAATACTCGGAGAAAAAAGTGCCTTCGCCACTGGGAAATAAAATTAAAGCCCTGAGAAAAGAGAAGAAATTGAGCCTCGATAAGTTGGCTGAGATGACTGATTCGAGTAAAGGCTACCTATGGGAACTGGAGAATAAGGATGATCCAAACCCATCGGCCGACAAACTGGCAAAATTAGCTAAGGCCTTGGAAGTGACCAGCGAGTTCTTAATGACCGCAACGGATATGACGCCAGACCAAGAGGTAAAGGACATGGCATTTTTCCGGAAATATCAGTCGCTGTCCGACACCGACAAGGTCAAACTCCAGAAAATCCTGGACGCCTTCGATTGATGAACCAGATCAAGCGCCCCGTGCATGCGGCAAACCAAATCTCTTCAATGCTAAATCAAGTATTGGGGCCGGATCGTTTTCCGGTTGATGTAGCGCGACTGGCACAAGATTATTCACAGGCTACGAGCGCCGACCCTATCATAAAGGTCGTTGGAGAGGCATTTGATGAATTTGATGGAATGCTGACGGCTGCACCTGATCAGTCGAAATGGATGATTATCTACAACACTAACTGGACGGAGGGGCGACAGAGATTCACCATCGCTCACGAGTTTGGTCATTACATCCTGCATCGGAAGGACAAGCTGCTGTTCGAATGCGTTAACTCCCGCGCTTCGGTGAAGGGCGACTTAGATCCTAAGATTGAGAAAGAGGCCGATGAGTTTGCTGCAGCGTTACTGATGCCAGTCGATGATTTTCGCCAGCAGATTTACAACGAAGAGCCGGGCTTTGAGCTGTTCAGCCATCTTGCAGAACGTTATGGCGTATCGCTAACCGCTGCAGCTCTTCGTTGGATTAAAGTCGCGCCTAAACGTGCAGTTCTTGTTGCCAGCCGAGATGGCTTTATGTTGTGGGCTTCCTCTAATGAGGCAGCATATAACTCCGGTGCTGTATTTGCGACGCGTAAAAAAACAATTGAGTTACCTGAATCTGCGTTGGCCGTGCGTGAGGAATCTCCAGCCTATGGCTCCAAACAAACCGTTCCTGCGCACCACTGGTTTGAGAATGAGCATCCTGAGCTTGAGCTGATCGAAACCATGGTGGCGACAGAACAATACGATTACACACTTACCTTGCTGTTACTGCCAGATCTTGATGGTGGATACGTTGACGATCGTGAAGATGAGTTGCTCGAAGATACCGTCAGCCATTTCATCTAAAACGGTTTAACCGCCTACCTCTAATCGAAAATATTTCGATCACCTTTTGCTTTAACCCTCACGAGCACATATCGGCTCGAAACTACGTGATGGCCAGACAGACCATCTACCCTGAAAATTATCGTCAACAGTCGTTAGTTATTCAGGAGTGCCTACCAATGTATCAAATCAAACAGATTCCACCCGACAAGATGGATGCGAGCCAGCGACTCAACGAAGTCGCGCAACTGCTGGCGAATGGCTTGGTTCGTCTACGAGAAAGTGGATGCGCTAGTCCGCAGAAACTATCCGAGTATAGCGATGTTGAGCTTGGCTTCTGCCAGGAGAAGAGCGTTCATGCAAACGACACCCTACACAACCCTAAGGAGTCGGTATGAATAGAAAACACAAACTCGTCGAAATACCCCAATCAGTCTTAGCACAGATTTCTAATCTAAAGGAGATGCCATTCGAAGATCTAAAATCGTTCTGGCTTGAAGTCTATCAAACCGAACCGCCTACCAATCGCAGGCCCTATCTTGAACGTCGTCTCGCCTACAAGTTGCAGGAGAATGCTTACAGGCAACAGAACCCCGGACTTTTAGAGAGGAACCAAAGTCGAATCGAGCAGTTGCTAAAGGATACCGGCAACCCACGAGCGGCCGGAAAGATTGTACCGGAGCCTGGTACCGTGCTTATTCGTGAGTATCAGGAGGAGCGGCATGAGGTAACAGTTACCCTGGAAGGCGCATTTGATTACAAGGGCACGCTGTACAGCAGTTTGTCGGAAATAGCCCGACTGATCACTGGCACGCGGTGGTCGGGCCCTGTCTTCTTTGGCCTGCGTTCAGCATCTAAGTCGAGTAAAAAAGGCGGTGCTAAATGATCGAGTCGACTAGGCAGAGAAAACGCTGCGCTGTGTATACGCGAAAGTCTACGGAAGAAGGGTTAGATCAGGAATACAACTCGATCCATGCACAAACTGATGCGGGGCATAATTACATTAATAGCCAGCGTCACGAAGGCTGGATACCTGTCGCAGACGATTATGACGACCCTGCCTACTCTGGCGGCTCTATGGAACGTCCTGCTCTGCAGCGGCTACTGAGAGACATTGAGGCGGGAAAAATCGATATTGTTGTGGTCTACAAGATTGATCGTTTGACTCGTAGTCTGGCGGACTTCTCGCAGATGGTTGAGATATTTGATCGCCACCAGGTCTCATTCGTATCCGTAACTCAGCAGTTCAACACTACCTCTTCTATGGGACGCCTAACGTTAAACATTTTGCTCTCTTTCGCACAGTTCGAACGTGAGGTTACTGGCGAGCGAATTCGCGACAAGATCGCCGCCAGTAAGAAGAAAGGGATGTGGATGGGCGGTATCCCACCGCTTGGCTATGACGTTAAAGACCGCCATCTAGTCCCCAACCCGAAAGAAGCCAAATTGGTACAGCAAATATTTACACGTTTCGTAGAACTTGGTTCGGCGACACTGTTGGTCCGAGAGCTTCAGCTTGAAGGCGCAACAAGCAAGTCGTGGACGACACAGGATGGAAACTACCGGGCTGGTAAGCCCATCGATAAGGGTATGATCTACAAGTACCTCCACAACCAGACGTACATTGGAAAAATCCATCACAAAGATAAATGGTATGACGGTCGTCATACGCCAATCATCACTCAAGATGAGTGGGATGCGGTCCATGCCATCCTGGCGACTAACGGTAAGGTACGAGCCAATCGTACTCGAGCCAAGGTGCCGTTCCTGCTTAAAGGGATCGTGTTTGGAAACGATGGTAGGACGTTAACGCCCTGGACGACCAAAAAGAAGAATGGCAAACGCTATCGCTACTACATCCCGCAACGCGACGCTAAGGAATACGCCGGCGCGTCTGGGCTGGCGCGATATCCAGCTGTGCAGCTAGAAGCAACTGTACAGACGCAACTGCGTGAAATACTGCGTTCACAGCAGATGATCGAAAAGATCCTTCCCTCAGCCGTAGCGATTGATCAGGAGCTTGATGAGGCGAAAATCACCATAGCGCTGCGCAAACTCGATGATATTTGGGAGTTTCTGTTCCCCGCCGAGCAGGAGCGGATCACCAAGCTACTGATCGAGAAAGTGGTGGTCTCACCTGAGGATATTGAAGTTAGGCTCAGACTGAATGGCTTGGAATCAGTTGCCAGAGAATTACTCACTTCAACACAGCCACAAAGATCGGGAGCTTCGGCATGAATGAGATTGAAATCAAATCGAACGGCCCGCGCGAAACATATGAATCCTCCGATGGCGTCTTAAGTATCAGGGTGCCGATCAAGGTTAGTCGCCGGGGTGGGCGGAAGCTGGTTAAGTGCCCATCAGGTGAATTAATCGGCCGCCCTTGGGATCAGAAGTCTACTGTTCTACAATTAGCTTTAGCCAGAGGCCACAGATGGCTTAGAATGTTCGAGTCAGGAAAGTTTGGCAGTTTGAAGGAAATCGCCAAGCTTGAGGGGATTGATGCGAGCTACGTCAGTCGCATGATCAACCTGACAACGCTGGCGCCAGAGATCGTTGAGGCGGTTCTGGATGATGAAGTGCCTGATAATTTGACTCTGTTCGATCTGGCTGTGGATCCGTCAAAATTGTGGATCGAGCAATTAAGTAAGTTCGGTGATTCTTAGCTGACTATTTTTGCTAAGTGTATTCAGTTTTATTTATTTAAGTGTTGGATGATCAAATGATTACAAGACAAATTAATGTATTTATCAGCCACTCTTGGGCATATTCTAATCACTACAATACACTTGCGGATTGGATCTTTGAAAAAAATTGGAGAGTGGGCCAGACCTCTTTAAATTTCAGAGATTTTTCAGTCCCTCAAAGTGATCCTGTGCACAATGCTATTAACGACTCACAGCTGAAGGATGCGCTTTACAGTAAGATCTCAAGAAGTCACGTTATTGTAATTCCGACGGGAATGTATTCTAGCTACAGCAAATGGATACAGAAAGAAATTGATGGAGCTGGGATATATGGGAAGCCAATTCTAGCTGTGAACCCATGGGGGGCCCAGAGAACATCTAATGATGTAAAATCCGCTTCAGACAAAGTTGTTGGTTGGAATGCCAAAACTGTTATTGGCGGTATTTGGGAACTCTATAAATTATGATTAATGTAAAAATAAAATCAGAGGACCTTCCTGGGTTATATCAATCAGCGAATCAGGCTTCAATCGCTGCTCAGAGAAATTACTTTATTGGCCTCCGTTGGTACCTGGTTCTCTTAATATGTGCAGCATACGCTTCTTATTCAAGATCTGGCGATAGTACCGGTGCGTTAGTTTCTGCGGCTCTCTTTTTAATTACATTAGGGATTCTCATTTTTATTCGTATGCGTCGCCCAGATGACATTTGGTATAACGGTAGGGCGGTAGCTGAATCAGTCAAGACAAGAAGCTGGCGTTGGATGATGAGGGCAGAGCCCTATCAAGATTCTGGCAATGTAGAAATTGTATCCAAGCAATTTATCAGTGATTTAAAAATTATTCTTGACCAAAATAGGAATCTGTCTCATTCGCTCCAAGCTACAAGCTCTACAAAGGAGCCGATTACTAAAATCATGAAAGTAGTTAGGACAGGTTCAGTCACAGATCGTTTATCCATATATTTAGATCAGAGAGTACAGGACCAAATAGATTGGTATTCTCTAAAGGCCAAATTTAACAATGGCAGGGCTCAACAATGGTTTTGGGTTTCTGTAGCTTTGCACGGAATAGCGATAGCAATGCTGCTGTATCGAATCAAGGACCCTAGTATTTCTCTACCAGTTGAGGTGGTTGCAACTTCTGCGGGCGCAGTGTTGACCTGGCTTCAAGCAAAAAAGCACAATGAATTGAATTCAGCATACGCTCTTACAGCCCACGAAATTGCCTTGATTAAAGGTGAGGCAGATTCGGTTCATAACGAAAATGAGTTGTCCGAATATGTTATCAACAGTGAATCAGCATTTTCACGAGAACATAC